CGTCGAGGTCCGCGTCGTCGACGGTCAGGTGCAGGTCCGCAACAGCACCGACCCCGACGGCCCGGTCCTCACGCTCACCGCCGCGTACTGGTCCTGGGTGATCGGACGGGTCGCGGTCGGGGCGGAGGTGGCCACGATCACCCGCGACGACACCGGGATCCACTGGCGCAACGCCCTCGACGGCTGGGTGGTCGTGGACTTCTCCGAGGTGGAGTGGGCCGCCTTCGTCGCCGGTGTGGTGGCGGGGGAGTTCGGTCTGGACCGGTTGCCGGATGTGACGCCATGAAGCGCGGCGGATGGGATGACGACGACGTTGACATCGACTGCGGGGTGGTTCTCGTGGCCATGCTCGGCACCGGTGTCGCCGTGGCCTGGTCTGTCGGCTGGGCGCTCTGGAGTGTGATCACCTAATGGGACTCGACACCACCCATGGCTGCTGGCACGGCGCGTACGGCGCGTTCACCCGGTGGCGCAACACGATCGCCGAGTTGGCCGGCTACCAGTTGATGGCGCCGACGCCGGAGGAGATCGCGGACGGCGCGATCTCCTCCTCGCGGTACCCGATGATCGAGTGGTCCGGGATCGTCGAGAAGAACTTCGCCGGGGAGTGGACCCGGACTCCGCCGGACGCGCTGATCGTGCTGATTGCGCATTCCGACTGCGACGGCGTGATCCACCCGGCCCAGGCCGGACCGCTCGCCGACCGGCTCGAAGAGCTGATGCCCAAGCTGATCGAGATGGGCGACGCCACCGGTCACATCCGCAACTGGGCCGACAAGACCCAGTCCTTCATCGATGGGCTACGGCTCGCGGTGAAGCTCGGCGAAGACGTGGAGTTCAACTGATGACAGAGCGTGAATTGGATGGCGGCTCCGCCGCCCCGGCTACGCCGGACCTCCCTCTGTTGAGGATGCCGGTCGCCTCGTCAACCTGGTCTCTACACCGGGACTGGGTACGGCAGCACGAATCCACCGGGCTCGACCCATCCGGCGTAGCCGGGGAGCCGGAGGCGACAACCAAAGAAGCCTCTGAAATCGATTCTGAGCCTTCGCCTACCCAAGTACCCGTACCTGACCCTGTTGACCCGTCAGCGTCGAATGTGGCTGGCGGAACGCTGGGCCCCGTCCGGGAGACGGTCGGCATGATCTGCCAGACCTGCGGCACGGACTACGCCGCCCCGGCGTCAGCCGGAGAGCCGAAGGCGACATATGAGGGGTTGATCATGGCTGACGACGCCCGTACCGAAGCCCGCCGCCGGATCGCCGAAGTCCTCCACGATCATCGCCGGATCGCTGTGGCGAGCACGGTACTGCGCATGGTTGCGGCGGCGATGGCCGACGAGCCCAATCGGGTGGCCGTAGACCCCGAGGAGAAGCCGTGAGCATGACCGACGAACAGATCGACGCGCTGCTGCGGGCGCTGACCGTGGAGGGGTTCGAGTTGCCGTACGGCGCCCGATCGTCCGACTACCCGGACGACGCGGAGTTGCGCACGGCCGATCAGCAGGCGCACCAGCAGAACCGTGCCGCGCTCCGCCGCGCTCTTGTCCCCGAGAAGCAGCCGAATGGCTGACCGCCCTGTCATCACCATCGACCCGGCGATGTCCTTCGGCCGCCCACAGATCCGGGGCGTCTCCACCGACGCGATCGCCAGCATGGTCCGGGCTGGTGAGGACTTCGCCACGGTGGCTCACGAGTACGACCTGAGCGTGCATGAGGTGGTCCTGGCGTGCTGGTGGGAGGCGCAGCTCGGCCAGCAGTACGGCGGGGTGTGGAGGTCGTGGGTGGAGGATGTGGGGCCGGCGTTGGGTGGGTGGAAGCCGTTGGAGCTGGAGACGGTCGAGGAGCCGCCGGCGGTGTCGCGATGACCACTCCGCCGCAGGCGGGGAGCGAAGCGACTCCCGAAAAAGGCTCTAAAGCGTACGAAACGGCGCTGCTCCGCCAGCGGTACTCCGACCTTCGGGCTGCGGTGATCCGGGATGCTGGCGTACGCGTCGGCTCACATGCCGAAGGGCTGGAGGCCGAAGTGACGGACATCCTCAGCTTGATCGATAACGCGGTCCAAGACCACGAGACCTCCTGCGACGCGATGCGGTGGTCCCCGGAGCCGCCGGAGGTTCCGAAACGGCAAGGGCACAGCGCTTCCCTGTCGGCCTTCGACGAGGCGCATTACGCCCCGACCCCCTCCCACCGGCGGGTGATCCATGGGCCCCGTCCCGGCATGCGCTTGGTCCCGTTCGTCGGCGGCCCGTGGCATGGCGACTTGCGGGCGCTCCCGCCGGCGTTCGACTACCGGCACGTCCTCGCCCCAGTCCTGCCGGCCACGCCCGGCTACATCACGTACACCCTCGTCGCCGGCTGGGTCGACGTTCCGCACGGGGCGGTGGACGGTGCCCCGCCGGGCGGCTGGCACGGTCGGATCAGGGCCGCCCGGGCTCCCGACGCCACGGAGGCCGATCTGAACGAGGTGCTCTCGGGTCTTCTCTTCGCCGGCTGGCAGCCCTGGTTGCCGCCGGGCAGCCAGCCCTGTGTCGGGGAGGCCCGGCGATGATCTGTGTCGTCTGCTCCGACCCCGAACGCACGGTGGAGCCCGGCTGGCTGGTGGATCACCGCTGCTGGTCCAGGATGGCCGGAGCCCTCCGCGAGCTTCCGGGCCTCGTGGTGGAGCTGGCCAGCCTCGGCTACGTCCAACGCGACCACCGCCGCGAACTCCGGGACCTCGATACCGGCCGGCGCTGGCCGCACTACGACCCGATCGCGAACGCCTTGCCATCAGGCCCGATCAACGGCGCCAAGAGCGCACCGAGGGTGTCCGGATCTCGGGCTGCTCCGGTTCCGATCCGCCTCGACCCCACCGACCTCACAGCAGCCGCCCGCGCCGGCTCGACGAGCGTTCACATCAGCAGCCCGTGGCCGGCGGACCAGATCGGCTGGCTGTCCGTCGCCACCGAGCTCGACTTCTGGGTGGGCGACTGGGCGACGGAGCGGAACGAAGGCCGGCCCGCCCCTCAGGTGCCGCTCCTGTGCTCCTGGCTCCTCGACAGGCTCGACTGGGCCTGCCGGCACCACCCGGCCCTGGACGAGTTCGCCTCCAAGCTGAGCGGGCTCTACGGCGCTCTGATGTCCGCCGTGGGTGGCTGGGCGGCGAAGCCGGAAACCCTCATCACTCCCTGCCGGTCCTGCGGCATGCTGGCGCTGTACCGGGAGATCGGACCGACCCCGGAGTATGACCGGGTGGCGTGCGGCGCCTGCCCGTCGCTGCTCACGGAAAGTGACTACGCGGAGTGGGTGAGGGAACTGACGGAGCGGGAACGGGCTCGGCAGGCCCAACCGGAGGAGGCGGCATGACGGTCATCGATGGCGTGGAGGTTGGCGAATGCCAAGAACTGGTCGTCGCGACCGTCATCGCCACGTTGCGTTACGCAGCCGAGTGGCTTAACGACGACGACCGGAACTTGCTGTCCGAGACCGCCGACCAGGTGGCGGCCGAAGACCCGCGAGAAGCATTGTGCTGTCCGGTCTGCGAAGAGGTCGAGTGCGACGAGGGCTGCCCGCTCGCCGGTGTACGGCGGGCAGTGGCATGACCGACCTCGTTGCTTGGCTCACCCAGCAGATCGACCACGACGAGCAGGTAGCCCGAGCGGCCACGACCGGACCGTGGACGGCTGAGGGCAACGGCAGCATCGTCGGGCCAACCGGCCCGCTGCCGAAGCTCGCCGGCCACGTCGTCTGCTCCGTCGGTGCGTGGAATGTCGGACGACCAACCGCTGTCGACGCGGCCCACATCGCCCTCCATGATCCGGCCCGGGTGCTGCGCCAGGTAACCGCCTACCGCCGCATCCTGGCCCGGCACTCCCCGCGACCTTCGGGCCCGCCGAACACCTGGGTGACGCCGCAGTGTGGTTGGCCCTCGCTGAACCCGTGCCCTGATGTGCGTGACCTGTTGTCGATCTACTCGGACCGTGAGGGCCACGACCCGTCATGGACGGTGGAGTGATGACCTTCCGTCCGAACACCCGCCGCGTCCTACCCTCCTGGAGCGCCGCTGCCCGCCTGGCCCGCACCTGGGGTTCCCAGACCGGCTGGAAGTACCGTGTCGTCCGCTTCCGGGACTCGTGGGTGGTCCGCCGGACGGACAAGCGCTGTGGACCGTTCAAGCCGTGGGCCCGCGATCTTGGTGTCGTACGGATGACCATCGAGATGCGCTGAAGGGCGCGCCGCTTGCCGCTGAGATCATCGACTGCGTAACATCGCGTATCAGCAGGACAGGTGTGCCCGGACCCCGATCATCGGTCGGGGTTTCCGCGTCTTCGGGGGTGATCGTGGCCCTCATGTCGGACGTGGGCGTCCTGATGACCACCGAGGAAGCGGCGGACAAGTGCGGGGTGAAGCCCGGCACCATCCGCCAGTGGGTGCGCCGTGGACACCTGAAGGCTGTCGGCCGGGCGCCCGGCGGTCGCTCCGCTCTGTACCGGCAGGTGGACGTCGCGGCGGCTGAGGCTGCGACGCGCGGCCGAGCGAAGCGCTCACCCGGTCTTGACCGGTTGTGTGCCGAGTTGGCCAGGGTCCGCGCCCGCCTTGACCACGCCGCGTAGCGGAAAGGGCGAAGCCCGCCACTCAAAGCATCTCCGGGATCCTGTCGTGCCTCTCCGTTACCTTGCGGGGTTCCTGTGCCCTACCTGGTGCTGATCGAGTTCGACTACCAGCCCGACAACAGCAGCGAGTCGGTCCGGGTCGTACCTGACGATGTGATCACCGACGAGCAGTTGAACCCGACCCGTGCCGCTGAGCTGATCTCGCTGGGTTGTATCAGCGAACAGCCGTAAGCCATGGTCACCCCCGCTGCTTTTGTCGCACCCCCGGCGTAACGTCGCCGCCATGCCGCTGCGCCCCTGCCTCGACTGCGGTCGACTCAGTCCGGCATCCCGCTGCCCCACCCACGCCCTGGAGCGATCCAGGGATCGTGATGCACGGCGCGGCTCCAGCACGGCCCGCGGACTGGGGGCCGAGCACAGACGAGCCACGCGTGAGCAGATCAAGGCCGTGCCGTACTGCGAGCGCTGTGGTCACGCGGGCAGTGCCGAGAATCCGCTGACCGGTGAGCACGGCGTCCCCCGTGCACATGGCGGTATGGCCGTGACCGGCACGCTGTGCCGGTCCTGCAACAGTTCGTCCGGCTCCCGGATCCGGCGCACCGCTTGACTACCCTCACCGCCTGCCGCGGCTGCGACCGCCCGGTCGCCCCGTCCGCAGGCAGGCGTCCCCGGGTCTGGTGCTCCGACCGATGCGCTCAGCGCAACCGCGCCAGGGTTGGCACAGTGAACAGCAGCGCCACCCGGTCATGCGAGGTCTGCGGCACGGCCTACCGCTACACGTATGGCCAGCAGCGGACGTGCAGCCGCGCGTGCGGCATCCAGCTCCGCCGCTCGGTAGCGCTGACCAGGACCTGTGAGACGTGCGAGCAGACGTTCACCTGGACGGGAGCTGGCAAGCCCTCGGCGTATTGCACGAAGGCGTGCCATCCGTCGGTCGTGTCGCCACCCAAGCGCCAGCCCCGCCAAATGATCGACCTGACCTGTGCGGTGTGCTCGACGCCGTTCGTGTCGGACCAGTCTCGGTCGCACTGCTCGCCCGCCTGCGCGGCCATCGGTAAGCGCCGGTATGACAGGGCATACAACGTGCGCCGCCCGAAGCCTGCCCGTTCATGCGTCTGCGGTTCACCACTGAAGGACCGTCGGCTGAAGTGCGATAGCTGCCGCCTGACTCGAAGCCAGCGCCGACGCCTCGATAAGCGCAGACGACGCGCGCTGAAGCTGGGCGTACCTACCGAGCGCTACACGCTGGCTGAGATAGCGCAGCGTGACCGTCGAACCTGCCAGCTCTGCCGCAAGCGTGTCGCAATGACAAAGATCGTTCCCCACCCGAAGGCGCCGACCATCGACCACATCGTCCCCTTGGCCGACGCTGGCGACGACAGACGTTCGAACGTCCAACTAGCTCACTTCCTGTGTAACTCACGCAAGTCCGATCGTGGAACTCAGCAGCTTGCACTACTCGGATAACACGAAGGGTGACGGAGGGAGGGGGAGGGGTGGCCTGCGCTCATTGCGGGTACCCGCCGACCCCCAAAACCCGGGGCTCGCGGGATGTACGGGTTCGACAAAAGTCCGTTTTGTTCCGCAGGCCCATCTCAGAGGTGTCTGAGAATTCCTGATCTTGCACTGGCTACACAGCGTGACGGTTACTCGGAGTGATGGGCGGTGCAGAGCCCATGCCCGGACCGGCGCCGAAGCCCAACGCCCGCCGTCGCAACGTAAAGCCGACCTCGACCCAGCTCCCGGCGAGCGGCTACGACGGCCCGATCCCGGACTGGCCTCTCAGCAAGCAGGACAAGGCCGAGGCCGCCGCGTGGAACGCCGTGTGGCGCCTCCCGCAGGCCGCCGAATGGGCACGCGGGTCGCACGCCCGCACGGTGGCCCGGTACGTCCGGGCGCTCGTCGTGGCCGAGAAGCGCGAGACCACAGCGTTCCACCTCTCCGAGGTCCGGCAGCTGGAGGACCGGCTCGGCCTGACGCCGATGTCGATGCTGCGGCTGCGCTGGGAGATCGCCCCGGCGGACGTCGCCGACGACGAGCGCGACGACGACGAGCCGGACGCTCCGGTGGCCGACGTGCGCCGCCTGTTCGCGGTCTGATGCGCTGGCGTGGCCCGCGGTTCGACGGCGAGTTCCCGACCCTCGGATTCGCGGTCGGCAAATGGATCGAGAACAACTGCGTCATCCCCGACGGTGAACAGCAGGGCGAGCGCTACCTGCTCACCGAGGAGATGTGGAAGTTCCTCGTCCAGTTCTACCGGCTCCACCCGAACGCCCAGCACGACCCGCGCCGGCCGTCCGCGCCCTTCGCGCACCGCGGCGCGCTGCTCATGCGCCCACAGAAGTGGGGCAAGGGGCCCTTCGCCGCCGCCATCTGCCTCGCCGAGGCGTTCGGGCCCGTCCGCTTCGCCGGCTGGGACGCTCGCGGCGAGCCGAAGGGCGAACCGCACCCGACCCCGTGGGTGCAGATCGTCGCCACTTCGGAGGAACAGACCGACAACACCTGGCTGGCGCTGTACGAGATGGCCCGCCGCGGCCCGGTCGCCGAGACCCCGGGCATCGACATCGGCGTGGAGGACATCAACCTGCCCTCCGGCGGGAAGATCGAGCCGCGCACCTCCTCCGGAAAGGCCCGGCTCGGCGCGCGCCTCACCTTCGCCGTGTTCGACGAGACGCACCTGTTCACCCAGAACAACGGCGGCGTGCTGCTCGCGAGCACGATGAAGCGGAACATCGGCGGCATGTCCGGCCGGTGGCTGGAGACGACGAACGCCTACGACCCGTCGGAGAAGTCCGTCGCCCAGCGCACCCACGAGCACAAGACCCCGGACGTCCACATCGACTACCGGCCGGCGCCGCGCACGCCGAAGCAGGACGACGACGAGGAATGCCTGGACTGCCTCGCCCACGTCTACGGCGACTCGTGGTGGGTCGACAAGGAGCGGGTACTCCAGGACGCCCGCGACCCGAACGTCTGCGTGACCTGGGCCGATGCCCTGCGGTTCTTCTTCAACCTGATCGTGGTCGGTGTCTCGGACGCCGTCGACGCCATCCGGTGGGACGCGTTGCGACGCGACCGGGACCTGCAACCGAAACAGAAGATCGCGCTCGGGTTCGACGGCTCACGCTCGCAGGACTGCACCTCGATCGTCGCCTCACGGCTCGTCGACGGCCGCTGGTTCCACCTCAAGACCTGGAACCCCGGCAACCACGACCAGTGCCCCGGCGGCGTGGTCCCGCGCACCCAGGTCGACCAGGCCCTCACCGACGCCTTCGAGGCGTATGACGTGGCGTACCTGTTCGGCGACCCGTACGGGTGGCAGGAATACTTCGCGACCTGGGCGGCCCGTTGGCCGGGCAAGGTCGTCGAGTGCCCGACGAACGTCGAGAAACGCATGGACGACGCGATCATCCGCTTCCAGACCGCGTTCAAGGGCGACTTCACCCACGACGGCGACGCCCTCCTGCGTGCACACGTCATGAACGCCGCGCTGGCGAAGGGCCGCCGCCGGCAACCGCGGCCCGGCGAGGACCCGTCCGTTCCCCGGTTCTACATGCGGATCCTCCCCAAGCGCGACAAGGGCCATATCGACGCCTTCGTGGCCGGATTGCTCGCCGAGGAAGCCCGCGGCCAGGCCATCGAGGATGGCGCCCTCGCGCCCGAGCCCGGGTTCTTCGCCTCCTGGAGGTAAGCGTGGTCACGCTGGACCAACTGCTGGATACGCAGCGCCTTGACCGGATCACCGCAGAGGCCCGTCAGATCCAGTTCGGCCGGGTGCTCCTCACCGTCCTGGCCGGCATCTTCTACGGCATCGGCTGGATCACCGCCCGAACCTTCGGGGTGCTGTGGCTGGCGCTGACCTGGTCCGCGGTCGCGGTCAAGGTGGGCTGGCAGGAGGGCCGCCGCAAGAGCGCACCGAAACGAACCTGACCTGCCAACGTCGACCCGTCCGCCGGTAGCTGGCGCAGCCGGAGGTGGGTGACCCGGTGGGCCTGCTCGACCGCATCGCCGCCGCCCGCAGCGAAACCCGGTACTCGATCGACAGCTACATCACCGACTACCTCCTCCCGACCCAGTTCGGGTACGGCGGGAACCAGTACCAGGTCGGCGGGTACAACGGCCTCGTCCAGACCCTCGCCGGTAACCGCGCATCGGAGATCGTCAACACCCTGCCCGGCTACATGGCCGCGCTGCGGCAGTGTCCACCCGCGTTCGCGGCGGAACTGGTCCGCGCGTCGGTGCTGTCCCAGGCCAGGTTCACGTTCCGTAACCTTCCGGGCAGGCCGAACGCCCGCAAGCAGTTCGGTACCCGCGAGCTCGCCGTCCTGGAAAAGCCCTGGGGTTCCTCGACGACCGGCGAGCTGATCGCCCGGATGGAGTGGCACGCCGGAGTCGCCGGGAACGCCTACGTCACCCGCCGACCGGACCGGCTGCGGGTCCTGCGCCCGGACTGGGTGGCGGTGCTCTACGGGTCCGAGCAGGAGCCCGAGGACGCCATCCACGCGCTCGACGGGACGCTGCTGGGCTACGTCTACCAGAACGGCGGGCTGTACTCGTCGGGGAACAAGCCGACGACGCTGCTGCCGGCGGACGTGGCGCACTGGTCGCCGATACCCGATCCGGAGGCCGGCGAGGTCGGCATGTCCTGGATCACCCCGGCGATCCGGGAGATGCAGGGCGACCGCATGGTCGCCGAGCATAAGATCCGCTTTTGGGAGAATGGCGCAACACCTAACCTCGTGGTCAAGGGCATCCCCGCGGTCACGAAGCCGCAGTTCGACGAGATCGTCGACGCGATGGAGGCCAAGCACGCCGGGGTCGCCAACGCCTACCGCACCCTCTACCTGACGGCCGGCGCGGACGCCACCGTGGTCGGCAGCAACCTCGCCGCCCTGGACCTCAAGAGTGTGCAGGGTGCCACCGAGACCCGGATCGCATCACTGTCCCGCGTCCACCCGGTCATCCTCGGCATCGCCGAAGGGTTGTCCGGCTCCGCGCTGAACGCCGGCAACTTCGGCATGGCGCGGCGGATCTGGGCGGACACCTGGATCTATCCGACGCTCCAGGATCTCGTCGCCAGCCTGGCCACGATCATCAACGTTCCGTCCGGCGCCGAGCTGTGGTTCGACACCACCGACATGCCGATCCTGCGTGAGGACGCCAAGGACGCCGCCGACATCGCGCACACCAACTCGACCACCGTCACCCAGTTGGTGCGCGAAGGCTACCTTCCCGACTCGGCCGTCGCCGCGGTGATCGCGCAGGATCTCGCCCTGCTCAAGCACACCGGGAACCTGTCCGTCCAGCTCCAGCCGCCGGGCGCCGGGCACCTCGACCCGAAGCTGAAGCAGGAGACCGAAGAGGCGCAGCTCGTCGACGCCCAGATGCAGGCCATCAACACCGGCATCCAGGCCGGGTTCGAACCGGAGTCCGTGGTCAAGGCCGTCGAGGCCGGGGACCTGTCGCTGATGAAGTTCGCCGGCCAGCTCGGCGCGGCCGGAGCCCCCGGCGCGGCCGCGGCACCGGTCGGCAACATCGGCGACCTCGACTGGGGGCTGTTCGGCGGCGACCAGGGCGGCGGAACCCCGGCACCCGACGCAACCGCACCGCCGGCCGCCCAGCAGCCACCACCGGTTCCGCAACCCGCATAGGGGGCCGGCGTGGGCACCTTCAACGCCACCCTGCACCCCCGCGGCCCGAACGGCAGGTTCACGCGCTCGTTCGCCCGGCACATGAGCAGCCCCGACGGGGTCAAGGCGAAGAAGGTCAAGGCCGGCTTCCATGCCCACACCTTCCATGGCCCCGACGACGCCCACACCTACCTCGGCCACCTGTCCGGGGTGAAGACCCCCGGCAAGGCCGGCGGCGGTGGAGGGATCCGGCAGTACCTCGACAACGGCACCCTGAAGACCGCCAACGAGGCGCTGCGGGCCGGGAAGACCGACAACCCGGCGGTTCACGCCATCGACGCCACGATGAAGCCGCTCCCCGACGACCTGCAACTGTTCCGCACCGTCCCGGCCAGCAAGTTCGGCAAGGTCGACCCGAAGTCCCTAGAAGGCATGCTGGTCAGCGACGCCGGCTACTTCCCGGCCACCATCGCCCCACAGAAGGGCGGGCCGGGCACCGTCCAGCTCCACGTCCAGGCGCCCGCCGGCACCAAGGCGGCGGTGGACCCCGACTCCGGTCAGGTCGTCCTCGGACACGGCGCTGAGATGGCCGTCGACAGCGTGGACGTGGCACCGGACGGCTCGACCCGGATGAACCTGGTCGCACTTCCCAGCGAGGGTGTGAGCGCGCCGGCGGCCAGCACCGGTGACCCGGGCCCGGGCAACCCACCCCCCGCCCCAGGTACCGGAGACCTCGCCAGACGCATCACCTCTCAAGGCGTGGCCGAACGACACCTGATCAGTGGCGGCCAGATGGGCACCGCGGAACGCGTCGTTCTCGACGACGGCACCGAGGTCTTCGCCAAGGAGAACGAGGAGTGGGGCGGCCGGAGTCCCCGTACGGCCACGGACGCGGAACAACTCGCGGCCCGGGTGGCGGAGGTACTGCGCGCCCCCGTCCCGCAGGTTCACCGCACCGGCGAAAACAGCCTCATGACCGACTGGACGCCGGGTCGCACCGCGGACGAGGCCTACAACGACCCGAACCCACCGGTTGACCCGGACACGCTCGTCGACACAGGCCCGGGCCGACGCCTGGGACTCCTGGACATGCTCGTCGCCAACCCGGACCGACATGACGGCAACTGGATGGTCACGGACGACGGCCAGCTCGTCGGGATCGATCACGGTCTGGCCTGGTTCCCGGTGGACCTCGACGACGACTCCGACCCGTTCCTGCCCACCGAAATCCGCGGCCCGTTCGTCCGGGGATTCAGGACCGGTGACCGCACCCTGATGACACCGGCGGACGTGGTCGAGATCCGGCGGCGACTGGAGTCGCTGCGCCCCGAGTTCGAGCATCTTGGTCACGGTGCCTGGCTGGACCACTCCCTCGACACGCTCGGCCGCATCGGCGCCGACGCGAACGGATCAAGGTCGATCTTCGATGACTGAGCTGCGACTGGTAACGACGACAGGCGACCGCGTGGTCGGCACCATCCGTATCGAGGACGGCGCGGCCGTCTTCACCGGCCGGTCGGCCGAGGTCATCTTCCGTAATACCCAGAGGCAACGCCAGGCCAAGAAGTCCGATCAGGAAATCTTCGACCTGCTCGCGCAGGGCTGGTCCAACGGACCACTGAAGCTCGTGGCGCAGAAGGCGGCGCAGCCGCAGGGTGGGTGAGGCTCGTGGGCGACTACGACCTGTTCCTGCTGTACCGGGCCGAACGCGCCGCCGGCCACGATGACCAGAAGCTGCACCACTACTGGACCCAGGGCGAAGGCAAAGCGAAGTGGGCCGGCTCGCCGCAGCCGTGGACCACGCTGGTCGCCCACCTGACCAAACACGTCGGCCTGGCCAAGGCGAAGGTCTACGCCAGCCGCTGGTTCTACGAGGTCTTCGGCTTCTACGCCGGCAGCGACAAGAACAGGGTCATCCACGGTAAGCCCCCACGGGGCAAGGTCGTCGGCCCCGGCTAGCGCCTGATCTCCAGCCCACTCACCTGCAAGGGAGGTGCGTGGGCGATGACCCATGCCCAGATTCGTGACCTCGGCATCTGCGTCCGGTCCTTCGACTTCGAACTGCGCGGCGAGAGTGCCGATGGCCTGACCCTGGAGGGCTACGCCGCAGTCTTCAACACCCCGACCCGGATCCGCGACCGCCAGGGCGACTTCGACGAGACGATCCTGCCCGGTGCGTTCAAGCGCAGCCTGGGTGAGCGGACCCCGGTGTTGCAGTGGGACCACGGTCGCGACCCGTCCGTCGGCACCGCGCCGATCGGTGACATCACCGACCTGCGCGAGGACGACCGCGGCCTGCTCGTCCGGGCCCGCCTCTACGACCACCCGTCCACCGAGCGGGTCCGGATGGGGATCAAGGGGAAGTCCGTCAAGGGCATGAGCTTCCGCTTCGGCGTGCCAGACGGTGGCGAGGTCTGGTCCAAGCGCGACGGCATGGACGTGCGCGAAATCCGCGACGCCGACGTTCACGAACTCGGGCCCGTCGTCTTCCCCGCCTACAAGACCACCAGCGTGAGCCTCCGCTCCCTGCTGGCCGACCCGGATGAGTACCGGGCCCTGATCCGCGACCTCGCAGCCGAGCTGCGCAGCGCGCCGGATCTCACAGACCTCGTCGGGCAACCCGTGCCAGTGCGCCCGGGTGGCGACGAACACGACGCGAAGCCCAGCAGCGGTAGAGCGCCGGCACCGCCCCACCTCCGCCAGCGCCTAGACGAGGGCGCACTCCGAACCAGGGGAATCCTGACGTGAAGAACATCCCTCGGCCGACGATCATCGGCTACCGCAAGTCCGGCGCCCCGATCTGGCTCGGCCAGGGCGCCTCCGTCGACTTCGAGATCATGCCCGAGCTTCGCAGCAAGTCCGTCGACGACCTCGGCGACACCATGCCCGACGAGCTGCGCGGCAAGACCCCCGACGAACTGGTGCACTACAGCCAGATCCTCGACGCGCACCTGCGGGCCATCCACCAGGACGAGAACACCGGCACGCTACGGGACAAGACGCCCGCCGAGCAGAAGGCCTTCGACTACGGGCTGAAGGTCCGCGACCTGATCATCAGGAAGATCGACGAGCACCGCGCGGTGCAGGAGGTCTTCAACCGTCGACCGAAGTCCGTCGAGGCCGCCATGATGAACCTCGGCGCCAGCCGCGACAAGACCGACCCGTACGGCGACATCCGCGCCATGCAGCCGGCGGAGGCGCGCAACCGGGCGCTGCACCGCCTCGACGACCGGGGTGCCACCGGGCACATGTCCGACGCCCAGAAGGCGGAGGTCGAGAAGCAGATCCGCAAGGATCCGGACATCGCCCGCCGGATCCTGGTCACCGAGACCGACGCCTACCGCTCGGCGTGGATGAAGCTGGTGACCCAGCCGGACGCCGGCATGTTCCTGGAGGACGACGAGCGCCAGGCCGTGCGGCGCTTCAACGAGTACCGGGCCATGGCGGAGTGGACGACCACCGCAGGCGGCTTCGGCATCCCGGTGTTCATCGACCCGTCGATCATCCTGACGGCGCAGGAGACGGACAACCCGTTCCTCCAGCTCGCCCGCCAGGTGACGGTCAACACGAACCAGTGGAAGGGCGTCTCCAGTTCCGGCGTGACCTGGGCGTTCCAGACGGAAGCCGCGGCCACGACGGACAACAGCCCGACGCTGGCGCAGCCGAGCGTCGTCGTGCACATGGCCCGCGGGTTCATCCCGTACTCGATCGAGGTCGGGCAGGACTACCCGTCCTTCGCCGAGGAGATGGCCGCCCTGCTCGCCGCCGGCTACGACGAGCTGCTCGTCGACAAGTTCACCCGCGGCTCCGGCTCCGGCGAGCCGTTCGGCCTGCTGACCGCGCTGTCGGCGAACACCAACGTCCGCGTCACCATCACCACCAGCGGCACGGCGTTCGGATCGAACGACCCGTACAAGACGTGGCAGGCGCTGCCGCAGAAGTACCGCCGGAAGGCGTCCTGGCTCATGTCCGTGGACGTCAACAACAAGATCCGACAGCTCGGCACCGCGAACGTGTTCCACGCCTTCACCGAGAACATGCAGGCGGAATGGCTCGCGATCCTGTTCAACAAGGGCGTCTACGAGTCGCCGTACATGCCGGACACCACGACCAGCACGTCGGCGACGTCCGGGCTGGCGATCGTGGGTGATTTCCAGAATTACGTGGTGGCGCGGCGCGGCGGGATGTCGGTCGAACTCGTACCCACGCTTTTCGATGTGACCAATAACCGCCCCACAGGTCAGCGCGGTTGGTTCGCATATGCAAGAGTCGGGGGGAACAGCGTCAATGACCTGGGCTTCCGCTTGATGGTGAATACCTAGACCGTCGTTTTCTACATCCAGGAACAGTGGTAAACTGGTGGAGTCGGAGCAGCAGTTTCTTCGACTCCACCAGGACCACCTACCTGGAAGGTCGCCGATAATGGCGCAAGGCACCTGCGCGGTCGATAAATGCGACGCACCCTCATACGTCAAGGGGATGTGTCGGCCCCACTATCGCCGCGCGGAGAAGTACGGCGACCCCCTTTACGTTCGCCCCAAAAATGCATGTGGCGTGGCTGGCTGTGAACGCCCGTTCCACGCCAACGGGTACTGCGAGATGCATCTCGGCCGCGTCCTGCGCACCGGCCGTCCGGGCCCGGCAGAACGAATCCGCGCCGAACGGCGCGCCGAGTGTCTGATCGAGGGCTGCTCGGCCGATTCCAGCGCGAAGGGATACTGCCCCCGCCACTACCAGCGGCTGAACCGTTTCGGCGATCCGCTGCACGTGCCCACGAACGCCCATCCTGACGGACCGGTTCGTGACTGCAAATGGTGCGGGAAGCAGTTCGACCGGCGCGAGGGAGGGCGTCTGCTCTGCTGCTCGGAGAAGTGCCGCCGCGTCGTGGAACTTCTGGTCAAGAGCATCGGCAGGTACTCGCTCACGCTGTCGCAGTACCGGGCCATGTGGACGGCGCAGGGCGGCGCCTGCAAGCTCTGTCGGCGGCCGGCATCGGGTCGTTCGGAAGTTCTCGCCGTCGACCACGACCACTCGTGCTGCCCGGATCAGCGATCCTGTGGGGCCTGCGTCCGGGGCCTGCTGTGCGATCGATGCAACAACGGGCTCGGCTGTTTCGGGGACAACCCGGAACTGCTGCGGGCCGCAGCCGCCTATCTGGATGCCGCAGCGACAGCGCTATCCCGAGCCGAGCTGGAGCGCCATCAGTGAAGTCATCCGACGTACCGCACCTCAGGGAGAGGTCCATGGCAGACACATCCAAGCCGACACCGGCCGAGACGCGGGCAGCCGAGCAGAAGGCCGCAGCGGAGCGCGACGCCGCGCGGGCCGAGGCCCGTACGCCGGCCACGACCGACGCCAGGTCGGAGCCCAAGGCGAAGACCGGCCCGCTCGCCCCGGCGTCGGAGTCCGGCGACCCGGACGTGCACAAGCTGCTCGCCGACCGGCAGGCGCACGTCTCCAATGCCGGGCTCGAAGCCGACCCGGCGGTCGAGGCCATGCGCAAGGCGTCGCTCGACGCGATCGAGGACATCGACAAGCGGCTGGCCGAACTGGGATTCACCGCCAAGTAGGGCCGACGCCCCCGGCAACACCCCATCGACGTGATGGCCCCGTTTCTCCAGGAGCGGGGCCATCACCACATCCTGGAGGAAGAACATGCAGGTCGTGTACGCAACAGGAACCCGCCCGGTGCAGATGTCGACCGGGATCAGCGGCATGGTGCAGAAGGGCAGCCACTGGCCGGCGAACGACCCGGTGGTGATCGCCAACCCGGACCTGTTCTCGACCGACCCCCGCTACGGGCTGCTGTACTCCGTCGAGCCGGACGGCTGGGACGCCCCGGTCGCCGAGGAGGCCACCGCGGTCCCCGGCGAGCGCCGCACCACCCGCCGGCCGGCCGCCGGATGAGCGAGCCGACGATCCCCACCGCACTCGCCGACCCGGCGCAGGCCGTCACCGTCGCCTACGTCCACGCCAACGAGGTCACCTACTCCTGGCACCACTCCATGGTCGAGATGGTCGGCTGGGACCTGTCCAACCACGGCCGGATCATGGCCGGCGGATACATCGCGATGCGGTGCGGATCCGACGGACTCGTCCAGGCCCGCAACCAGGCCGTCAAGCACTTCCTGGAGGACCGGCCTGCGGACTGGATGTTCTGGATCGACACCGACATGGGCTTCACCCCGGACACCGTCGACCGGCTGCTGGAGGCAGCGGATCCGGCCGAGCGGCCCATCGTCGGCGGACTCTGCTTCTCCCTGCGCGAAACCGAGCCCGACCTGATGGGCGGATGGCGCACCGCCCCCACGCCGACGATCTTCGACTGGGCGCACGACGGGGACAGGACCGGATTCGCCGTGCGCTGGGACTACAAGGCCGAAACCCTGACCCAGGCCGCCGGGACCGGGTCCGCGTGCATCCTCATCCACCGCACGGTGTTCGAGCGGGTCGCCGAGAAGTTCGGGCCGATCTGGTACGACCGCGTCCCGAACACCGCCACCGGCCAACTGATCAGCGAGGACCTCAGCTTCTGCCTGCGCGTCGGCGCGATCGGTCTGCCTCTGTTCATCCACACCGGCGTGCGGACCTCGCACATGAAGCCGGCATGGGTGGCCGAGGAGGACTACTGGCAGCACCGCGCCCTGAACCCGGTGCTCACGTCGCCCCGGGAGTCCACCGATGGCTGATCTCATCGTCGTCGTTCCCTCGCGAGGCCGGCCCGGCGCCGTCGCGCCGCTGGTCGACGCGTTCCGGGAGACGTGTGCCACCGGAACCCGGATCGTGCTGGTTGTCGACGCCGACGACCCGACCCGTCACGAGTACGCCGCGGCGGTCGAAGCGACCCTGACCGAACCCGAGGCGGTGGACATCACCACCTACGGGCAGCCCGACAAGACGTACCTGAGCCGCGAGAGCGCCATCGGCCGGCTTGTCGTCTCGCACGGCACCGGCATGGCCGAGGCACTGAACATCGCCGCTCTACCGTTGGTCAACGAGCACTACGCGATCGGGTTCATGGGGGACGACCACCGGCCGCGGACGTTCGGATGGGATGCCGAGTACCTCAAGGCGTTGCGGGAGCTGGGCACCGGCATCGTCTACGGCGACGACCTCGTCCAGCGCAGGAACCTCCCCACCCAGGTCGCGATGACCTCGGACATCATCCGGACCCTTGGGTACATGACGCCGCCCGGCCTGGGTCACATGTACCTCGACAACTTCTGGCGGGACCTCGGCACCGCCGCCGGCTGCCTGCGGTACCTGCCCGACGTGGTGGTCGAGCACGTCCACCCGGTCGCCGGGAAAGCGGCCTGGGACGAGGGCTATGCACGGGTCAACGACGCGGCCGTGTACGAGCGCGACCGCACCGCCTACGCCCGGTACCGGGCCACCGGGTTCGCCGACGACGTGGTCAACGTCGTGGCCCTGCTGCGGAGCCGGGTATGAGGCGGCTGCGGCCGGCCTGGTCCCCGGCACAGTTGCAGCAGATCTACCGGACCCCGCACGACCACACCCGCTGGCCCGACCACATCGAACGGGTCGAGGCCACCATCGCGCTCGCCCGCAAACTTGGCCCGATGGGCTCCGGCGCGGACCTGTCCTGCGGCTCCGGCGCCGTCCTGGCGGCCATGGACCTGCACGAGCGGCATCTGGGCGACCTCGCGGCCGGCTACCAGTACACCGGCCCGATCGAGCGGACCATCACCGAGATCCCCGACGTGGACGTGTTCGTGAACACCGAGACGCTGGAGCACCTCAACGACCCGCCGACCGTGCTGGCCGCCATCCGGGCCAAGGCCGCCCACCTGGTCCTGTCCACACCGGTGGACAACTGGAACGACCGGAACCTGGAGCACTACTGGGCGTGGAGCGCGACCGAAGTGGAACGGATGCTGGCCGACGCGGGATTCGAGGTCATCGACGCGGAAGTTCTCGACTTCCGCGCCCGGGGCCCGCAGTTCTACGCGTTCGGGATCTGGACCTGCCGATGAGCCAATGGAAGCTGTTCGACGGGGACGTGGCCGACGTGTCGACGTTCGAGTTCCACAAGCACCGCGGCCGGGCCAGGCACCTGGAGGAACCCGGACACCGCGACCGGCTCGTCACCGCCGCCCAGCTGGTCGTCGTAGCGGCCGGGCTTGGTGCTCGGACGCTGTCCGACCTCGGCTGCGGGGACGGTGGACTCCTGTCCCTCGTCCACGAGCGGGTCGACGCCTGGGGCTACGACTTCTGCCCCGCCAACGCGGCCGGCTGGTCCGAACGTGGCGTCAAGGCCGAATCCCTCGACGTGTTCGGCGCCGACCGGGACAAGGTCGTCCTCGGCGACATCACCACCGTCACCGAGGTCCTCGAACACCTCACCGACCCCCACGGTGCGGTGAAGTGGATCGCCGGGCACTCCCGGTACATCGTCGCGTCGTCACCGCACGACGAGACCGCCGAGCACCACGACGAATGCCACGCGTGGGCATGGGATCGTGACGGCTACCGCGCGCTGATCGCCTCGGCCGGCTACCGGATCCTGCAACACCGCGATGCCGGACGGTTCCAGGTCATCCTCGGGATGCTGATGTGAGGGCGCTCGTTACTGGCGGCGCCGGGTTCGTGGGCCGCCACATGACCGCCGAGCTACTCCTCCGCGGCTACGACGTCCACACCGTGGACCTGGTGCCGGTCGAGGTCCTGCTCGACTTCCGTGGGTCGGCCCACCTGCACCTCATCCAGGACGCGCTCGAGTTCTTCGGCCGGCCAGCCGGCAGCCGTTTCGACCTCGTGGTCCACGCGGCAGCAGCAGAACCGCACCGAGCGGCGATCGACGGCCAGCCGATGAACCTCGCGACCAACCTGATGTTGGACGCCGCGATGTTCGACTGGGCGGTCCGGACCGAACAGAAGCGGGTGCTGTACCTGAGCAGCAGCGCGGCGTACCCGGTCGATCTCCAGGAGGACTTCGCGCGGCCACGGGCGCTGAACGAGGACGACATCGCCACGGAACGGCTGAGGAACATCGGCCGGCCCGACGCCGCCTACGGATGGACCAAGCTCACCGGCGAGCGGCTCGCCGCGGCCGCGAGCACCGCTGGCCTGCCGGTGCACATTCTGAGGCCGTTTTCCGGCTACGGCGAAGACCAGGATGATCGCTGGCCCTTCGGCGCGTTCGCCGCCCGGGCCCGCCGGCGCGCGGACCCGTTCGTCATCTGGGGCGACGGCGAGCAGGTCCGGGACTGGATCCACATCTCGGATGTCATCGCGGGAGCGCTCGCGGTCGTCGATGCGGACGAACGGCGACCGGTCAACCTGTGCACCGGGATCGGTACCTCGATGGCCGAACTGGTCGGGCTGTTCACCAAGGCGGCCGGCTACGAGCCGGAGATCGAACTGCGCACCGACAGGCCGGCCGGCGTGGCCTATCGCGTGGGTGATCCGGCCAGGATGAACGAGCACCACACCGCCAAGGTCTCGATCCAGGAAGGCGTCGAGCGCGCCCTGAAGTGAGTGGGGTGGTGGCGCTGGACATCAGCATCGCCATCGCCACCCACCCGCCGCGCATGGGTCCAGGGGGGCCGTACGAGCGTGCGCTCGCCAGTGCCCAGGCCCAGACACTGGCGCCGGTAGCCGTTCAGGTGGCGCTCGACGTCAGCGGCGCCGGCGCGGCCCACACCCGCAACCGCGCGCTCGCCATGGTCGAGACGGAGTGGGTCGCCTTCCTGGACTCCGACGACGAGCTGTACCCCGACCACCTCAAACTGTGCGCCCGCTACGCCCGCCTCACGGGGGTGGACGTCGTCTATCCGGGGTGGGACGGCGAAGACCTCACCGGGATGTTCGGCAAGCCCTTCGATCCGGCGCTGCTGGAGCGGGCCAACTACATCCCGGTCACGGTGCTCGCGCGCACCGAGGCCGTACGGGCGGCCGGCGGCTTCCAACCCCACCCCGACGAGTCGGGCGACCCCTGCGAGGACTGGGGGCTCTGGCTCGCCATCTGCGAGCAGGGCGCGAAGTTCGGCCACCTCCCGATCAGGACGTGGCGCATGCACCCCGGCGGTACCCGCGGCCGCGCCGACCGCTGATCTCAATCGCATCCGAAGGGAAGGGCATCAGCGTGCAGGTACGGATCGGTAACAGCGCGACGAAAGAGGCGTGGCGGGACAAGGACGGCCAGTTGCGGCACCGCCCCGTCGACGGCGCCAGGGTCACCACGGTCACCGTGCCCGACACCTACACCTTCGCCGAAGCCTTCGCCGCGATCACCGCGGGTGACGGGGTGTGGAACCACCACAGCCAGGGCGACGACGTGGCCGGCTCGACCCCGGACTGGGTCGAAGCCGACGACCCGGACATGACCACCGTTCTCGCTTCGGCACTGAACTGCCCGGCGGGCCGGCCGGCGAAATGGAAGGGGCTGGGCTGAGGTGTTGGTCAACAGTGGCCGCGATTTGCAGGCGCAGACGATGGGCGGGGATATCACCGCTTTCGTCGGCACCGCCACCGCCACCTCGGCAACGTCGTTGACCGTGGCGTCGGGGTTCGTCGCGTCGGCGTACATCGGGAAGATCGTCGTCGCGGGCACCACGCCGGGGGCTGCGGTCTACGGCATCATCACCGCGAACAGCACGACCGTGCTCACGATCGACCGGTGGTACAACCCGCTCACCCCGGGCGGAGCCGCGGCGTCCACGCCCTCGGCGACGACGACATTCATCATCATGCCCGGCGGAGCCCCGGTGGCGTTCATGGGCTTGACCGCGAACGCGGGCGCGGCCGCCGGTTCCGACACCACCCTCACCGCCGAGATCACCACCGCCGGCGGTGGGTTGATCCGCAAGCCGTCCGTCCTCGCGCACACCGCCGGCGTGGCGAGCTACACCATGACCGGCGTGTTCACCGCCAACGGCTCCGATTCGCTGCCGGTGACGGTGGCGAAGATGGGCACCTTCAACAGCCTGACCGGCGGGATCATGGCGTTCGAGACGCTGCTCAATGCCACCGCCACCCTGACCGCCTCCGGCGACGCCCTGACCGTCACGCAAACCGTCACGCAGAGCTGAGCGGGGGGAATCGATGCCGCGTCAGTACTGGGCCGCTCCGCTGCCACCGATCCACATCACCAGCGGTACCCCGCTGGCGAACAGCGTCACCCTGACCGATATCAGCACGGCTCCGCAGAAGCAGTTCCCCGCCATGGCCAATGAGCAGGGCGTCGAAATCGAGCTGAAAGCCTGGGGTGAGTTTTCGACCACCACGGGCCCGCCGTCCCTGCTGCTGGGCTTCTATTGGGGTGGCGTCGCCGGTATCGCGCTGGCCACCACCGGCGCGGTCGTCTGCACCGCATCACTGACCGGTGTGCCGTGGATCATGACGTATCACGGCATTTTCCGCTCGATCGGCGCGGCCGGCTCCATCGAAGGGTCCGGGCACATCCACTTTCCCACCTCGCTCACCGCCATGAGCGACTTCGCCCTACCAACCACTAAGGCGTTGCGGACCGTAGCGGTGGACACCACGACAGCGAAAAACGTCACCGTCGGGGCCCAGTGGAGCGGCACCGGCACACCCAGCGCATCCGACACGGTGACCTGCACCAACCTGTCCGTGCGGATCTGGAGCTAAGGGGAGGGGACATGGCTATCGGCTATGCGATGACTAAGGCGGGGCTGGACAACCAGATGGGTGGCCTCGTCGTCGGGCTGCGGGACGCCTTCCTCGCCATCCACTCGTTCAAGGCGTTGCTGGACAACGCCGCCATTCTGCCGGACTCGGTGTTGCAGGTGGCGCCGTTCACGTACGGCGGCAGCGTCAGCACGGGTGAGATCAAGCGCATCCGCGACTCGTTCACCACCCTGGACCTACTGCACCAGGTGAGTAACGGCGGTCTGACCGTGGCCAGCGCGGTCAACTTCTGGGCTGACGCGCAGTACCTGGCCAATACCGCTTTCCGTAGCTGACACCCCGGTCCCGCTGGCCGGGGAGGTGAGCCGTGGCCCTGCTCATCGACGCCTCATCCCCGGTTATCGCCACAGGCACAAGTACCACTGTCACCACGGCCAGCTTCACCCCACCGGCCGGTTCGCTGCTGCTGATCGAGATGTCGGCGAACAGCATTCAGAACTTCAATCCGGTCGCGCCGACGATCACCGACAACCTCGGTTCCCATCTCGTCTACGACCTGTCCGATTGGTACTCCGAGGCTGACAACGCCGCCGTTTCCGGCCAGTGCGCCATCTGGACTGCTGAGGTTCCGACCACCACGTCGATGACGGTCAGCGTCACCGTCGATCCGTCCGCAGTCGAACACGCCGTCAAGGTCACGGTCCTCACCGGACACGACCCGTCCGACTACCTTGGCGCGCACGGCAAGGCCAGCTCCACGTCGGCATCGTCGATCGCCCAGTCGTACAACGGACAGGCGACCAGTGGCTGGGGCTTCGGGGTTGTCTGCGACTGGGACGCACTGGGCGCCGAGACGGCCGGCTCCGGCTGCACCATCCAGAGCGGCAACGTCGGCTCTGGACTCAACTACGGATTCGTCCGCAGAACGGCCGACGATGACACGCTGGGCGTCGGCAACAGCCTCAATGTCACCTTGCCGGGCAACAGCACCAACCTGAGTTGGTGCTGGCTGGAGATCCTGCCGCTGGTCGTCAACCAGGACCTGGTCGACCCGCCCCCGTACATCTTCTTCCACCCGCCGGGCCAGTTCGGACCCAACGGGATATGGACGCCATGGCTGGGCGTCCCGGACTCCCCGTACCAGCCGCTGCAATTGGCCGTCACCGCCACCGAATCCGGCACCACCAACAACGGCATATCCCTGCTGGTGCGGATGCTGACCGGGGTCGACTCGGTTCAGCCGGGCGTCTCGAACAGCTCGACCAGCATCACCACGCCGAGCCTGTCGATCACGCCGGGCGCCACCGGTTCCTGGGTGTACGGCGCACTGACCAACGCGAACAGCACGACGACATGGACAGCGCTCAGCGGCACGACGATGCAGGCCAACAGCGCCGACGCGACCAACGGCGCCGTCTATGGGCACTACCGTTCCACCGCCACCACCACGGCCGCGACCCCGGTCACGCTCGGCGCGTCCGCACCGACCGGCGGCATTCACGGCGGACTCGCGCAGGTGGAGATCCGATCGGCCACCGGCCTGGTCGAGGACGCCGGCGCACCCGCCCTAGCTCTGGCCACCACCGCGATCACCGTCAGCACCACCCGGTTCACCGCTGTGGCCGGTTGCGTGCTGCTGGCCGGAGTCTGCGCGGACAGCGGCGCAGGCGTGGTCAACATCACCGTCAGTGGTGGCGGCCTGATCTGGACGGAGATCGCCAAAGCCAACGCGTCCAGCGCCGGGTACGCGGGCGTGTGGATGGCGCGGATTCCAGCCCTGCCGGCCACCGGCCCGCAGAGCCTGACCGCCGACGCCGCCGACACGGCGGCGGCCACGGACGCCGCCACCCGGGCCGGGACCGCGACACGCACCACTGTCGACACCGCCGCCGCTGCCGACACCGCGGTCCGCGACCTCACCGAAGGCCGCACCGCGGTCGACACCGCCGCCGCCGCCGACACGGCGGTCCGGGCGGCGCAGGGCCTTACCCGGTCCGTTGCGGACACCGCGATCGCCACGGACACGGCTACCCGAACCACGACCGAAGCCCGGACCGCAGCGGACACGGCGGCAGCGACCGACGTAGCCGCCGGCGCCGCGGTAAAGCTGCGCACAGCCGCCGACACGGCGACCGCGGCGGACGTGTCGACCAGGGCGACGCAGACCCTGAACCGCACCGCGGCGGACACCGCCGTGGCGACGGACGTCACAGCCCGCACCAGCCCTCGGACCCGAACCGCCGCGGACGCCGCGGTCGCCACCGATGCCGCTGTTGGGGTGGCCGGCAAGCTCCGCACCGCAACGGACACGGCGGCGGCGACGGACACGGCGACCCGTGGTGGGCTTGCGCTCACCCGTACCACGGCCGACTCAGCCGTAGCGACCGACACGGCAACCCGGGCCACAACCCGGCCTCGGACCACTGCCGACACGTCCATCGCCACCGACGTAGTCACCAGGTCGCAGCCACGGACCCGCACCGGCTCCGACACCGCGGCGGCAACGGACACCGTGGCTCGGGCACAGACCCTCACCCGAGTGGCCGCCGACGCGGCGGTGGCGACCGACAGCGCCGCCGGTTCGGTTTCCTCTCCGGGGGCGCTCACCCGGTCAGCGTCGGACACGGCGGCCGCGGCGGACGCCGCGACCAGGGCGGCGCAGGCGTTCAGCCGCACCGCGACGGACACCACGGTCGCCACCGACGTGGCGGTCCGCACCGTTGGACGGTTCCGGACAACGTCTGACACCTCGGTCGCGACTGATGCTGCGGTCAAGTCGCTCACCAGGGTCCGGTCGGCGACGGATACGGCCGCATCGGCCGACGTGGCGGTCCGGGCCGCGCAACTTCCTGCCCGCCTCGCCGCCGACGCCGCGACCGCGGTCGATTCGGCGGACGGGATCAACCCGCTCCTGCCGGTCAACGCCACATCCGCCCCGACAGTGACCACCAGGCGTCGATCGGCCACCTCGGTCGCGACGCGTTTCTCCGGGCCCGGTGGCGTCACCGGTCGCCGTACCTCGATTCCGGCGGTCGACGGCAGGCGCACCTCGAGCCCGGACGTCTCGGCCCGGCGTACATCCGATCCGGAGGTGGCCGGTGGCTGAGGTCTTCTTCAACCATGCGGCCGAGCTGGCGACCGTCTCCAATGTCTTCGCGGTCAACGCAGTGGCCACCGACCCGACCACGGTGCAACTCATCGTCACCCCGCCCGCCGGGGTGGCGGTGACCTATACCTACTCCCTCGCGGAGATCACCCGCACGGGTACGGGCGCGTACACGAAGGACATCTCCTGCACCTCGGCCGTCCCGGGTGTGTGGAACGCGGTCTGGATCGGCACCGGCTCGGCCAGCGACGTCGTCACCCTCACGTGGAGCACCGTCTCCACGGACCTGAGCGGGCTGTACTGCACACCCGAGCTGCTCAAGGACCGGACCGGGATCAGCGACGCCCTCGACGACGTGGCCATCCTGGCCGCCTGCAAAGCGGTGAAGCGGTGGATCGACCGGCACTGCGACCGGCACTTCAACCGGGTCACCGCGACCAAGACGTTCGCCCCGGACAACTGGTACTGCCTCGCGGTCCCGGACCTCGTCAGCGTCACCACCCTGAAGACCGACGCCGCCGGCGACGGGACCTTCGAAACCACCTGGTCCGCGTCGGACTACCAGCTGCTGCCCGTCAACGCCGCGGTCGAGGTCGAACCCGAGCCGTACACCGAGATCAGGGCGGTCGGGTCGAACACCTTTCCGGTCACCTACGCACCCCCGGGCTCCCGGTCCGACCTCGTGCAGATCGTCGGCGTGTGGGGCTGGCCGGCCGTTCCGGATGCCATCACCGAAGCGGCGAAGATCCTCTCCGGTGACTACCTGAAGCTGGGTGGCATGGCCTTCGGTGTGGCCGGCTACGGCGACTACGGAGCTGTGCGGGCCCGCATGTCGAGCCCGGCCCTGGAGATGCTCGCACCGTACCGCCGCTATCCCGTCCTGATGGGCTGACCGGAACCGTCGACGGCTGGTGGTGATCCTTGGCCACCATCAGCCAGATCCGGGCCGGTATCGAAACCAGGCTCCAGACCCTGGACACGATCCGGGTCACTCAGGAGTTCATCGGTCCGCTGCCCGTGAGCGGCAACGCCTCCGTCGCGGTGGTCGAGTACGCCGGCGCCACCTACGACACCGCATTCGGTGGGCAGGGTGACGCCCTGAACTTCGGGATCGTCGTCCTCGCCTCGAAGCTCAGCGACCGGGCCGGGGTGGCGAAGCTGGACGACCTGTGCGACCCGACCTCCGGGTCGGTCACCTCGGTGCGGACCGCGGTCAACGGGAAGCTCGGCGGCATCGTCACCGACGCCGCGGTGCGCACGTCCAGCGGCTACCAGGAGTACGCCGTCGACGAGCAGAAGTACCTCGGGGTCGAGTTCGTCGTCGAGGTCCAGACGTGAGGTGGCTGGCCTGCGCCCCCGGGCCCGCCTTCAGCGTGAAGGACGTCCACGACGGCTACGTCGAAGCACTGCGCGCCGCCGGCCAGCAGGTCATCGACTACCCGCTCGGCGACGCGCTCACCTTCTACGACAGCGTGCTGTTGCAGGCCGGCAGCCACACCTTCCGCAAGGCGCTCAGCGGGAACCAGGCGACCGAACTGGCCGCCGGCCGGCTCGCCGGGGCGCTGTACCGGGTCCGCCCCGACATCCTCCTGATCACGTCCGGGTTCTTCGTCGACACCGACCTGCTCGACCTCGCCCGCCGCGACGGCGTGCGGGTCGTGGCGATCCTCACCGAACAGCCCTACGAGCACACCCGCGAACTGGACCTGGCCCGGCACTGCGACCTGGCACTGCTGACCGACCCGATCAACATCGCCGACTTCCAGCAGGTCACCAGGGCGGCCCACGCACCGCACTGCCGCCGGCCCAACGTCCACACCCCCGGACCCGCGGACCCGGCCCTTGCCTGCGACCTCGCCTTCGTCGGCACCGGCTACGCCTCCCGGATCGCCTTCTTCGAACGCATGGACCTGACCGGTCTGGACGTGCTCCTCGCCGGCAACTGGCAGCAGCTCGCCGCGGACAGTCCACTGAACCGGTTCGTCGCGGTCGGACCCGAGGACTGCCTCGACAACACCACCACCGTCGAGGTCTACCGCTCCGCGCGGGCCGGGATCAACCTGTACCGCCGCGAGGCGGAGGACAACGCCGCGCAGGGCTGGGCGGTCGGCCCACGCGAGATCGAGATGGCCGCGATCGGCTGCTTCTTCCTGCGCGACCGACGCCCCGAGGGCGACGAGCTGCTGCCGATGCTGCCCACGTTCACCAGCCCGGAGCAGGCATCCGACCAGCTCCGCTGGTGGCTGGCCCACCCGGGGATGCGCGAGACCGCCGTACTCAAGGCCCGCGAGGCCGTCGCCGACCGAACGTTCGACAACGCTGCCGCGCGTCTGCTGCGCCTACTTGAGTAACCTCCGCTGCGCGCTCACGGCCCGGCACGCCCGGCACTCACGGTGATTCTTCCGATCCGGGCGAACGTAGATGTTTTCGGTGGTGAACTCGTGGCCGTGCTTGCAGTGCGTCTTCGTGGCGTTGATCGCGGCCGGTGACGAACTTGCCAAATTGTTGACCTGATGGGTGACCGCTCGTAGGTGTCGCGGGTTCTGGCACGCGCGGTTCCGGCACCGATGATCGATCGTCAGCCTGTCCGGGATCTGCCCATTGGTTAGGACGTAAGCCACTCGGTGGGCGCTTTCGTGTGCCCCGTTCCACCAGACGCGCCCATACCCGGTTCCCTCTATCTTGGCGAGCCAGGCCCAGCATTCGTCGTCTCCGCCCGACCGATCGACCTTTGCCCAGAAGCGATCGGCATCGGGTGCCGTTACTTGTGGCTGCACTAGCGCGCTGCCGAATCGCTTTAGCCGCTGATAGTGCTTTGAGCAATAGCCGAGCCCGCCTCTTAGTCGACTGGCGCAACCGTCAATCTTGCATCCAGTGACGCGGACCCCGTCAGGCTTGATCTTTGGTGGCAGTGTCCCATGCCTACTGCGGAACGCGTAGTGCGTCCCGCATAGTCCGCGACCCTTCGCCGGCCGCGCACAACCTTCGTCCAAACATGCGGCTGTCACGCGCGGCAGTCTAGCCCAAGGGAGCTGGTCAAAATCGGTAAGATCGCCGGGCGGAACGCAGTCATCTACCTGGGGGCCACCACCTCGGCGGCCGCCAGCCCGTTGACCTTTCAGAACACCTGGTCGATCGACTTCTCCTCGGAGAAGATCGACGTCACGTCGTTCGGGGACCAGACCAAGACCTACGTCACCGGCATCGCCGACGCCACCGGCGAGTTTGCCGGCTTCTACGACGACGCGTCGCCACAGACGTACACCGCGGCGATCGACGGCCTGAGCCGCAAGCTGTACCTCTACCCGAGCAGCCTGCTCGTGACGCAGTACTTCTTCGGCACCGTGTTCGCGGACATGTCGATCAACGCCGCCGTTGCGGGTGCGGTCGAGGTGTCCGCGAAATGGAACGCCGCGACATCCATGGCCAAGGTCGGCTAGTGATCGAGCTGCGGATCCGCGGCACCGAACAACTCGACGACTTGGCCGCCCGGCTCGCCGACGCGCCGCGGCGGCTGCGCAACGAACTGCGCTCCGGGCTGTCGGCCGCGGCCCGACCGACCGTGCAGGACGTGCGCCGGGAGATCCGGTCCGTGTCCATGTCGCAGCGCAAGACCTGGGCCGCCCGGTCGGCGCGGTCCGCCGGCGGCCGGCTGGGCAGCGGCAGCAGCCCGCTCCGTCCGGCGATCGCTTCCGCGGTGAACGTGCGCGCGCTCGCCAACGCCGACGGCGCGTCGGTGGAGATCTACCTGACCGAGTCGCAGGTCCCCGCCCGGGCGCGGTGGCTCGTCCCCTACATCGTGGGTCGCAAGAAACGGCTACGGCACCCGTTCATGGGCAACCGCCGCCGCTGGGTCGCTGCCACCGGCGACCTCGACGTGTGGTGGCCGACCATCCGCCGGCACATGACCCGTTTCGCCGCCGCCCGCGACGAGGCTGTGTCGCGCACCGAGCAGTCTCTGGAGGGATGACCCCTTGCCCCGGATCCGCCTGTGTGACTCCGACCGCGAGAAGTACGGCGGCCCGGAATGGGTGGAGCTGAAGGCCACCGAGCTGATGGACGAGGACACCGGCCTCATCGAACTCATCGAGGAGGCCTGGGACCTGACCCCGCTGGAGTTCCTGCGCGGGGTCAGCCGCAACTCGACCAAGGCGTTGCGGGCGATGATCTGGGTCGCCCGGCGCAAGGCCGGCTGCCTCGACGACGTGCGTACGTTCAAGCCGAAGACGCAGGACTGGTCCGGGGTTGTCTACGAGGCGCTGCCGGCCGAGCTGAAGGCGGCCGATGCCGACCCCCCGGCCAACCGGGCGGAGCGCCGCGCCGCCAAGAAGGCTCCCGGGAAAAGGAAGCCCACCGCCGGGTCAAAGACCTCATCGACGAGCACCACATCGCCTTCCTCCGGGTCCTGAACAGCCAGCCCCACCAGGTGCGGCGCTGGTCGTACCGGCAGTTCCTGCGGGCCGTCGCCTACATCGAGGCGGCCGACGAGGGGGGCTGAACGGTGGTCACCCTCCGGGTCGACGTGGCGGCGGCCAACGCGCGGCGGGAGTTCAACTCCGCGTCGCGGGCGGTGAACGGGTTCTCCAGCTCGCTGGCCGAGGCGGAACGGGACGCGGCCCGCCTCGACGACGAAATGCAGGCCGCCACCCGGCGCATGGAGCAGGCGGACCGGGAGTTCCAGGCCGCGGCCCGGGCCGCGGACCACGCCGGCGACGAGGTCCAGCGGCTCACCGCGCAGGTCGCCGCCCTCGGCCATGCCGCACCGCAGGCCCTCGTCGACGAGCTGCAACGGGCGGAGGACCAGCTCCGCGACTGCGAGCGTGAGGAGCAGCGTCTCCTCGACGCGGTCAACGACACGACCGCCGAGGCGAACCGGCTGGGTCGGGCGTTCAACGACGCCGGGGACCGGGTCCAGCACATCACCCGCCAGCTCGCCGAGGCCCGCCGGGAGGCGGACCGGCTGCGGGCGGCGATGGACCGGGCCAACCGGCAGGCCAACAACCCGCTGCGTGGCGCCCAGCGGGGATTGCTGGGGTTCCGGCAACAGATCAACCAGATGCTGTCGCAGAACCCGGGCACCTCCCTGCGCGACGCGATGTCCTCGGCGTGGCAGGCCCTGCCGGTCGAGCTGAAAGGCGTCGTCATCGCGGTCGGGGCGTCCCTCGCCGCGATCTTCGCCACAGCTGCCGGCGCCGCCATCAACGGGTTGCTGCTGGCCGCCATCGGCGGTGGGGTGCTCGCGGTGATGGCCGCGGTCGCCGCGAAGACCTCGAACGTGGTGCAGGCGGCGTTCCGCAACGTGTTCACGCCGGTCATCGACCAGATCAAAACGTTCTCGATGATCGCCGAGGGGCCGCTGGTCAAGTCCGCCCACATCCTGGGCCAGGCCTGGAGCGACGTGTCCGACGACATCCGGGGCATGTTCCAGGACGTCGGCCCGGAGATCACCGACCTCGCCGACGGGATCGGCGGGTTCGTCCGTGGCGTCATGCCGGGCCTGCGCGAGGCGGTCGCCGCGAGCGTGCCGATCCTGAAGGAACTGGCCCGGGACCTGCCGGCGCTGGGTGACTCGGTGTCGGAGATGTTCGCCGCGTTCGCCCGCGGCGGCGAGGGCGCGCAGAAAGGCTTCCGGGCCCTGTTGATGCTGGTCAGCGGGTCTCTGATCATCATCGGCAACGTGGTGGAGTTCCTGTCGAACAAGTTCAACCAGATCACCACCTCGATGCAGATGCTCACCGAGGGCCTGTCCAAGATTCCCCTCATCGGGCACCTGTTCGAGGGGGCGGCGGACTTCTGGCGCAGCTTCAACGACCTCGGCGAAGGCTCCGTCCGCTCACTCGACGCCACCGGCGAAGCCGCCGACAACACCGGTCTCGCCCTCGGCCGGCAGGCCGACGCCACCAACCGTGCATCACAGGCAGCGCAGGTCCTGTCCCGGAAAATGTCCGACCTTGTCAACACCGAGCTCGGCGCGAAGGAAGCAAGCATCGCATTCGAGGCCGCACTGGACGCGGTCACCGAATCCGCCAAGGAGCACGGCAGAAGCCTGGACATCGGGTCGGAAAAGGGCCGGGCGAACGCCGAAACGATCCTGGCCGGCGTGCGGGCGGCCGAGGCGAAACGGGAAGCGGACATCGCCCTGGCCGGCGGGGAGCGTGCCTCCGCGGCGGCGGTCGCGGAGGCCAACGCGAAGTACGAGGCGCAGGTCCAGCAGATCCGGGCCGCCGCCAAGGCCGCCGGGTTCGACCAGCAGCAGGTGGAGGCGCTGATCGGATCACTGGGCCGGATCCCGAAGAACGTCACCACCCGGGTCACGACCGAGTACCGCACCGTCGGAAGCATTCCTGCCGATCAGCGTGTCGGCTCCGGCAACATCCGCGGCTACGCCACTGGCGGAACCCCGCCGCCGGGCTTCGCGTGGGCCGGTGAGCACGGACCCGAGCTGATCGACTTCACCGGCCGGGAGCGGGTCTACAACGCGATGGAATCCGCCCGGATCATGGGCACCCGCGCCGCCCGCAGCGCCACCCTCGCCGCCAGGTCGGCCGCCCCGGCCGCCCCGGCGACGGTCCAGGTCCAGCTCGTGCAATCCAGTGGCCGCAGCGCCACCGGCCTGGACGCCCTGTTCGGCAAGTGGCTTGACGACGCCCTGTTCAACGGGCGGCTCAAGTGGCGGGTGGTGGACGGGAGGGTCAGGCCGGCGTGACGCTGCCCAACGGGTGCAAGATCTGGCTGGCCCTCGGCGCGGATCTGTCCAAGAGCCCCGACCTCTGGACCTGGACCGACGTCACCGCCTACATCCTGCGCGACGGCGGCGGTGGCGTCAGCATCAGCATCGGTTACCCCGAAGGCTCGGGCGCGACGGCGGCGACCACCATCGAATTCCTGGCCAACAACCAGGACGGCCGGTGGTCCCCGTCCAATCCGGCCGGCGCCTGGTTCGGACAGATCGACATCGACACCCCGGTCAGGGTCACCTTCGACCCCGGCACCGGGGACGTCACCCGCGGGATCGCGTTCCTGGCCGACCTGCCGTTGGAATGGACCCCCGGCGGCAAGTTCCGCTACGTCCGCGTCGAAGCCTTCGGCCGGCTGTCCCGGATGGACAGCGCAGACACCCAGGACAGCAACGCCCACCGC